GAGGCTCGACACCTCGTTTTTGCCGATTTGGAATCCCGCTTTTTCGGCATACATATTGATATAGTGCGCTATCGGATAGGCTTTGTCGGCCTCATATTCGCCGACAACATCATTGAGTAAGTCCATACCCGCATCCTCGGCATATACATATATCGTTTGTTTGCCGGTGTCGATCTCCGCATCTATGATCGTGTAAAATTCATTCTTTCCACGATAAGAGCGCAGGAGGTAGTTTCCTACCTCTGCGCACTTTTCGACCAGCGCCCGTGTGTTGCTGTCAAACGGGATTTTGCACTCGAATATTACCGCGCCCGTTTCAATGTCGGCCGTCCTTACGTCCTCAATGACAATAAGGCCGTCGGGGAGGCTTGTACTTGCACGGCCTATGATTTCCATTTTTCGGTCAGCAAAGTATAAAATCATAAAAATACCTCCCTATATCGCACCTTGAATGACGGTTTATATTCTGCCTTGACCCATTCGGAGAAAGAATATCCGATTTGGTTAAGGCCAGGGGTAAGGACAAAGCCCTCCCAGTTGTTTCCCAAAACGCCGAGAGAGGGGGTGTGTATGCCATTTAAGTAAATAGCGCCATCTCGGCAATCAGCTTCAAGCACATCGTTTGCGCTAAATTTGTTCGGAGTGTCCTTGTATGTGTCGCAGTTATCTTTTACGAATTTGGCGTAATACAGGCCGTTACAACTCAAAGCAGCTGCCCCTGTGCGCTGTTCAAACATATAGGTGACCCTTGTCACGGCCTTGTCGCTGACCGCCGCATCGTTAAACACAACACGGTATCCGGCGACATTGAAAATGACGGTGCCGCCATCTTTTCGGATGGTGGTAGTTCTTACGGCGTTTGATCCGGCGCCGAAACTCGGATTATTATATGCCATATCAATACCGACTTGAAGCACCTTTGCGCCATTGACAAACAACATCAAACTCGCACTCCTGCCCGATGCCGTTTTGACTATACGCAATCCGGCAACGGCCGTCCCGCTATTGTCGAAACAATAACAATGGAATCCGCCATATTCATTGACAGCGTTCGCATAATTTCCGATGCACATTTTTTGCTGATAGGTCAGCGTGAAACTTTTTGCCCCAACAACACCGGCGGCATCGGCTTTGAGCGTTTGCGTAATAGACGGCCCGTGCCAAGTGTAGCCGGAGGCCGCGCCATAACTGGACGGGGTAAGGTAATAATCCGATTCCGTTCCCGATACATAAGTACCTAATGGCACATAGGAACAAGTTGTTTGAGGATAAGAGCCAATACTTCCCTCGCCCCCACTTCGTACCGCCTTAAAACTAATGCTTGTGTATTGTGTTTGTGTTGTCGTTAGTCCCGATACCGTCACAACAAAACTTCGTGTCAATGCCTTATTATTGAGCCACCACGAAGTATTATCCTTTAATCTTGACGTATAATTTACGCCACCCACGGTTAGCGTAAGATCGATAATGGCGGCCTTTGGTAAGGATGATTTACAGGTTGCAGTGATCGTAAACTTGATATTTGCCGCCGAGGCCGTGCGATTGTATGATTGCGCCTTGATTTTATAGGTGACAAGATTCGTGCCTACCGCCCACGATCCGTACAAAATGGTTTTTTCTGCCGCCGTCGTATAATAAGCACTCGTTTTGATTGACGGTGCCATTACCACAGAGCCGGTATTTGCCGCTTGCACAGGGAAAGGCGGAGAGGAATTGACCGCCCATAAACTTTGTGCGGTTGTTCCCCACGCTGTCGGGCTTTGGAATGTTTGATTGAACAGCGTTTGAGATTTTGCAAAGCCAGAAATGCCGTCCGCTTCGTTCGGATCGCCTAACTGGATGATTTTTTCATCCTCGGTGAAAAATGCGACATAGCCGCAATCTCCCGCTCCCGTTATCTCTTGCGCCGTTTCCCCATCGTCTGCCACATCGGATTCCTTGTAAAAATCCGCTTGCAATATGGGGTAGGCCTTATAGGTGCCGTTATAGTCTACAAGGATACTGTTATCACCAACCGCCCCGTCCGCTTCATACTCTAACAAGGAGTATTTGAAAGGGTCGTTGCAAGTGATCTCAAACTCACCTATGACAGAATTTGAACCAGGCTCGACATCCCCGACAAACGACGGAGTGCCGGTGAAAAATTTGTCTTGCTCATCATTGAAAATGATTTGCGCATTTTTGACATCCAATATTCCGCCTAACTTATTGTAAGCGTCGCGGAATGCCTCGTTAGATTCCGCAATGAGTTGATATTTTATAACAAGGGTTCGGGCCGGATAGCGCTTGCTTTTGATTCGCTCACCGTCCCTCGCCCCTGTTCCAAAGGTTTCTAAAAGGGGCGAGAGTGATTCTCGCCCCTTGACGTTAAGTGTTCGATACCCAGCGATAAGATTTTCCAAATACTCGCCGTTGAGCATCATTGCCTCGGAGGGAAGCACATGGCTTTCCGAGGCTTCGGTCACATCTACGAAATTATACATGCTTTCCCTCCTAAATCCTGCCGTGTTTTCTGCTGTCTATTCTCTGTTGTCTGTTGAGTTCTGCCTGCGAATGATGGGCGGTTGCTCTTGCAAATTCCTTGCCGTCAATGGTCAGCGGAACCTCGATTGTATAATCGGCGTTTCTATAATAATCATAGTCCGCCGACAGTTCGCCGCTATATGCCATAGCAAGATTCGGGGTCGCAACGGTCGGAATAGAAACGAGTTCCATTGCCGCCGCTTTAGCATTGCGGATATTGTCACGCAACGCATTCACAAAGCCGACACCGCACATGTCACCCTCTCCATAGAAAAGGCGTGACGGGCTGTGGATTTTCGCTTTGGCTCGGATCGCCTTGTCAGCTGCCGCTACCATCTTATTTGCCGCCGCTTGGATCACGCCAAGCATGGACAGCATACCATTTGCAAAGCCGATGCTAATATGAGCGCCTGCATTAAACGCAAGCGCCTGCCCCGATTGCAGAGCAACAGCAACGGCCGCAACGGCCATGATTGCGACAGGGACGGCCGCCGCCATTCCGCTTGAAAGAGCAGATTTGAAGCCATCGGACATGCTCTTGGCCGCATTGACGACATCCTTTTCGGTGCTATCAAAAGCCGACACAAGGGCTTTCAATGCGGTTTTTGCTGTGCTTCCGATTGCCTTAAGGCCGGATTCCACAATATCAACCGACTTGACCATGCTGTCCATTGATTTCTTGGCGGATTTTGCGTTTTTGGAAATAGATTTCATTTCAGCCGTAACAGCAAGCAAAGCCAAAGCCAAGCCGCCAACACCAATGACAGCACCAAGGCAAGCCACGCCAAATGCACCAACGGCAATAGCCGTCATGCCACATTCGACAAGGAGCGTTGCAAGCGGGATCAAAAGCATCAACAGAGAGGCCATCAATGCAACGGACATTCCCATCAGCATAACAAAAGAGGTTGCAAGCAAGAGCGCACCGACCGCCGCCAGCGGCAACGTCACCGCAAGCATCTGCACAGCGGCCGCCGTTAACAACATGGCCACAGCGCACACCGTCAGCCCTGCCGATAACAACAAAACAGCCACAGCACACACCGTCAGCGCAACACCTAAAGCGAGTGTCGGAATTGCCGCCGCTAATGCACCAGCCGCAAAGACCATAAGGCCAAGGCCAAGCAGAGCAAAGGCCCCCGCCGCCTGCGATCCGTATGTCGCAATTAAGGGAAGAACCACAGCGACAAGAGCAATGGCCGCCGCCATAATCAACATTCCTGTCGCAACGAGCAAAACAGCCGTTGCAATGGTCAGCAATGCCACCGACAAGATAACTGCCGGAATGGCCGCTAAAGCCGCGCCAGCCGCAAAGACAACCAATGCACTACCAAGCGCAAGAATGGCAATCGATCCCGACAAGCCGTGTTGTGCAATAATCGGAAGCACAAGCGAGATCAACGCAAGAGCAAGAGCGGCCACAAGGGCCGCCGCCGCAATTATGGTCAACGCTACCGCAACAATAGTCAAGCCAACGCCCAAAACGATTGTGGCAATACCGGCAGCCAAAGCACCGGCCGCAAATACAGCCAACCCAACACCGACAACAATAAGCGCAACAGCGCCCTCCGATGCGTGTTGAGCCAGCAACGGCAAAGCAAGTCCAAGCAAAGCAACACCGCCAGCCGCAGCAATCATTCCAAGGCCGAGCGAAAGAACGCCAGCACCAAGAATGGCAATAGCAACGCCAAGAGCAAGAGCCGGAATTGCGGCCAAGCCTGCACCGGCGGCAAAGATAGCCAAACCAGCACCTAACTGCATGAAACCAACGGCCGCTTGTGCGCCGTATGCGGCGATAAGCGGTAAGCACATCGTCATAATTGCCAATCCGAGAGCCGCAAGCATCAAGCCTGCGCCGACCATCAAAATACACGCTCCAAAGGCAAGCAGGCCGACGGACGCGGCGGTCAATGCTGTACCCAAAACAGCCGCACCAACGGCAAGCAAGACAATGACGGCAACCATTCCGAGCATGACACCGATTGCGCCCCATCCCGCATTTGCAAGAGCAATGGACGCGGCGGCCATAATAGCAAAGCCGACCGCAATTAAGAGAACGGCCGCACCAAGCATCAAGAATGCCGTGGCAACAGACACCATTTTTTCACTCATTGGAGCGCAACTCTTCATCAATGCCGCCATGCCGATTCCTATACCGACAACGGCAATGACCATTCCAGCCATTACAGCAATAGCGCCTCCGCCTGCTTTAGCAAGAGCGATCGATGCTTGCGCCAAGATACCAAAACCAAGGGCGATTGCAAGCACAGCCAAGCCCATAAGGGCATAACCTTTCGCCGCAGAAAGCATTTGCTCTCCGCTTGCCGCACTTGTCGTGCCGACGGTTTTCTGCGCCTTTGAAACCCCAAATAATTTGCTTGCGAGGCCGCCAAACACGCTTTTGGCAATGTTGCCGATTCCCTTTGCAAACGACACGATGCCAGGGACAACGGTTTTTGCAATCTTAAATCCCTTTATGCCGATAACGATTGCGGGCAACCACTTAATAATTTGAGCGATTGCCCCCGCATTGTTTTTTATAATACCGGCAACGGATTTGATAAACGACGCAACGCCCGCCATCGCATCCTTGAAACTGTCGATTGATTCGGTCGATCCAAACTCACCCGTAATGCCTGTAAAGGCTTGTGCAACGGCTTTGATTGCATCTCCGACAGCCTTTCCAACACCCGCAAACGACGACTTAAAAGCATTCCAATATTTCATAACATTGTTAAGCCCTGCGGACACCTTGCTTGCCAACTTTGATGAATC